GTCTTTACGGTCTTTGGTGTCTTTTCCGAAAAGAAGCCACATAAAGGCATCGAAATGCCTTGATTTGCCTAAACCATTATCACCCATGATGGTTGTTTCATCATCGTTGAAATTGGTTGTCCTGTCTTTCTCACCACGGAAATTCCGCATGGTGATGCTTTTTAATACTACCTTTTTCATTGTTACTAAAATTAAATTGTTATATCTCTGTAAAAAATCATTTCATAAGTTCCAAAGCAAGGTCGGCATTAACCGTTATCATTCTGCCATGTTGTGATATTGCCCGGTCTATCTTGCCGCTTGCTTTTATCCGGTTTGCCGTTGTCATGCTGCAATTGAATAATTGTGCGATTCCGGCAATTCCGTACACAAGCCTTTTTTCGCTTGGTGTGTTGCTTACTGTGATTGTGGGTGTTGCCTTTGATGCAAGTTCAAGAAATTCACCAACGGTCAATTGCCACAATGGTTTGTTCAAATCGTGTGTTGTGTTCATATCATTCAAATTTTGTGTCTTCACTTTCATCAGGGAAAGGAACTTTCCTGATAAGCCTTGCAGCATTGGCAAAGTTCAGAACCACAAGTCCGATAATCCACAAAGGCGTTTCATCGCCGACACATAGAGAACAAAAGGACAAAACGAAGTACCATGCAATCAATCTTTGCTTCCAAGTAAGCCACGGCATCCATATTTCTTTGAATATCTGTTTCATAACCTTATCCGAATATGATTGGAAATACAATCGTTACTATAAATGCGAATACCGCAACCATTCCAACCACAATATCACCATCTTTTATGTCCATCTTTTTCATACAAAATCAATTAAATCGTTAATATAATCACTTTCATTTTTCCGCCGCGAACGGCAACTTCTTACATTTGAAGTCCTTGTTCTTGTGTGTCTTACAACATCATCACAATTGCCGTATATTTGTGGCATAAGGATGAAAAGCATACACAACGAAACAATCTTTCTTCTTAATGGCGACAACTCAAAGGAAATGTTGAACCTTGTACAAAACCACCATGCCGACAATTCATTGACCTTTCCGCATCCTATCTTCACATAGATATTGCGTGCGTGATTTTACACGGTGCGTTCCGAAACGTTCAAATGGTCTGCAACTTCTTTTTTACTTGCACCCCAAGCAAACAATTCGGCAATTTCGGTTTCACGACTTGTCAGTTTCGCAATGATGTTCATGGTCTTCAAGCCTTTCTTTAAGTCCTTTCAACTCGTTAATCAGATGATTGACACCATCTTCACCAAATTCAGATGCAAACAAGAACGCTTCAATGGCGACTTTCTCAATCTGCATTTGTTCTTCCGGGTATAAACTTCTTTCATCTTCCATTACGCAGCCCCCCAAACTTTTTTGATTCCGTATTCAGCGAAAATGTCTTCAATCGCACGGTGTTCCGTGATTTTCGGTTCAACCTTGCCGTTCAATCGGTCAAGGAATGCCATTCTTGTGGTGATGTTCAAAGCTGCCATCAGCTTTGACCGGACGGTGGCGGCATCACCTTGCTTCACTTGCGACCACCCCTTTTGAAAAGAAAACTCGTTCATAATTCCTGTTTATTTAAAAAAATGACGTAAATTTGCTATTTGCTACACCTTGCATTTGACTTATCTTTGCAAAGTGAAACTTTACGTTTGCAAATATACGCAATATTGCGTGTTATATCCAAATAAAAACACGCAATTTTTCGTTTTTTTTATTTGTTAAGCACGTATTTGGTTGATTATGAACGAAATAAATATAAAAGAAATCCGCAGCAACTTAGGCGTTTCCCAAGAAGCAAAGCCGACAAATTACAAAGTCATTGACTTGGATGCCTTGGCATATCTTTGCAAGGACTTTGGCGTGTCGCCTGAATGGTTGTTGTTCGGAAAAGGTAAAATGTTCAAGTAATCATGTACATCAAAAGACGTGTCAAGTTCCTATTGCATACCAGAAAAAAGGGTGATTCCGAAAGCGGAATAAACCTTGCAATCCGTATGCGGATAACATACGCCGGGAATGTTCCGCTTGATTTCCCGACCGGACACAATATCGATGCAAAAGATTGGGATGTTGAAAACGAACGCGCCGCCGATGGGATAATAACCAAATCAGGGCAAACAAGCGCGGACATAAACAGAACAATTGATGAATACCGTTCGCATGTCAATGAAATTTTTGCCCGGTATGAATTGCTCGAAAAAAGGAAACCTACTTTTGGAGAAATAAAGGACCTTTTTAACGATATGATTGGGCGTAAAACACCAATCACGCAAGATTTAATTGATCCGGATGCTGATTTTTTCACTGTATTTGATTTGTTCACAAGGACAATCGGTGAACAGAATCAATGGACAGCTGCAACATACGAAAAATTTTCAGCTTTACGTATGCATTTTAAAGCGTTTGACCCATATATGACATTTCAAACAGCAACTGACGATAAAATGCAGGAATATGTTGCCTACTTGACAAAAAAAGGGTTGAGAAACACGACTATTGCAAAAAACCTCGCTTTTGTAAGGTGGTTTTTCAGATGGGCAGCTCAAAAGGGATATTATAAAGGAACGGTTCACGATACTTTCAAGCCTAAATTAAAAGGAATTGATGGCAATTCAAAGGAAATAATCTATTTAAGTCAGGACGAAATAAAACAACTGCAAGAATACCAATTTAAGCCGAATGAAGAAGCACTTGAACGTGTACGTGACGTGTTCTTGTTTTGCTGTTTTACCGGCTTACGGTATTCAGACGTCGTTAAATTGAAACGTTCTGACATTAAAAATGGTTTTATCAAGGTTGTAACACAAAAGACGGTTGATGGTTTGATTATCGAATTAAACAAACATTCAAAAGCAATACTCGACAAATATAAAGATGTTGAATTACCAAATGACAAAGCATTACCTGTAATATCAAATGAAAAAATGAATGAACATTTGAAGCGTCTTGGACAAGTATGCGGACTGGATGAGCCAACAAGGATAGTATATTTCAAAGGCAATGTAAGGCACGAGGAAGTTTATCCTAAATGGACGTTATTGACAACACATTGCGGTCGTCGAACATTTGTTGTTTCAGCTTTACAACTCGGAATACCGGTTGAAGTTATCATGCGTTGGACCGGGCATTCAAGTTTCGAAGCAATGAAACCTTATGCAAAAATAGTTGATGAAGTAAAGGAAAAATCAATGTCAAGGTTCGACAATTTTCTGTGATTTTATAATTGTATACGATTTTTCAAAAAAACAGCTGTACACGATTTTGTACACGAATTATTGGCATTTACAATATATTCTGTTGGATATTAGAATTTCGAATTTCGGGTTTAAAAAAGGTTTTTCATCGATATTGAAATGTTGCGACATTTAATTAAACTATACTTCCGAGAACCTCTCTCTCCGCAATAAACCTTAAATATCAATCAGTTATGAAAATTGTACATGAAAATGTACACAAAATATGATTTTTTCTTGCTTAGAATTTCACCTTTAATCCAAATTCATGCCCGTTTCCATGACTATTTATATCATATAAATATTTGTATTCAACACCTATATTTTTGTAAAATACTCCTCCACCGGCAGCGGCAATTCCAAACGTGTTATATGATGAAGAAATGAAAGGAACGATCATGCGATCACGTTCACGTGTTATTACTTTCTGTAACGGCGTAAATTCATAGTCAAATTTTTGTAATTCATTGTATTGTAACGTTTGTTTTACATTTAATTTGCCGTATTCATTATCAAAGACGTTAAAAGCATATCTTCTCTCCGCAATGTAGTTTTCAATGATTTTCGCTGTATCGACTGTTTGAATGACTATTTTTTCTTTATCTATAAATAATGTATCTTTCTTTACAGGTAAAAAAACGGCTGTAGGGATTGTTGATTTAATGAATTTAGGAACTTCAATCGTTCTATAAATTGTCTCTCCTTTGACAAATTTCACTGTATCCTTCTGCTTCGTAGTTAATCTTCCTGCAAAGAACGATGCCAAACAAGCGATTAAAACGAGGATTATTTTATATTGCAATTTCATAAATTTATTTGTATTTTTTATATATAGGCATCAAATTATTTTCCTCTTTCATTTTTTAATTCTTTTAAATCGATTATATCCTTTCCATGCGGCTTGCAATTCGTGTCTGCTTTTTCATAAAAATAAATAAAGGCACGTGCGTGATTTTCCTTAATCACTCTTTCCCCTGTTAAAAGATTTATATATACTTTTAATTCAGGTCTCATCGAAGTATAAACCTGCCTCATCTTTCCTTCTTTTAATCAGTCCGTTTAATTTTTTCCCGTTTGCAAAAACCCACCTGCTGAATTCTCCTCTTATTGAAGGATCATTTGGGTTAACTTTGATTTTTTTCAGTAATGTAGATGATTTGAAATTTGACCATCCTACATTGAAAATAAAGCTAACAAGGGCGTCAAATTGATTTTGAGTAAGGTTGAGACTCAAGGCATTGAGTTTATTTTCTATTTTCTTTATGTCTTCTCTTAATAATTCTTCAGCTTGCTCATTTGTGATTACATCTCCTTCCTTTACTCCGGATGTATGCCCGTAGCCTATTGTCCACACTCCTCCAGGACATCTATAGGCCTTTAACCTCAACCCTTCGTGAGACTTTATAAATTCGTATCCTTTTTTACTCGTTTCCATTTTATCTGTTTATTTTGTATTTACAAGCTTTTCGAGGTTTGCAATCTTTTGCCTTTCTTGTTTCAACTCATTCGTCAATTCTTTAAGGTCGTCTTTTGCT